CGAGTGGCAAAAGTTTGACGAATCGGCGAACGCCACAACAAGAATAGAAAGGAAAGTGTTAGTAGCACAAGACGTAGGTTGCGACTGACGCAAGTTCTTTAAGCTCTTGGGAGGGAGCATATTATGAAAACCAGCTACGGGGACAAATCCGTAGGTCAAATTCAAAAGGCTTCCTCCCACCTTTTATAAAAAATAATTGATATATATGGCACCACCACGAAAATGCGGAAAATGCAAGAAGCCCAAGAGACCAAAGGGCAAGAAATTCAAAGGACTTGAAGGCTATTGTATGTGTGGCAGACCAACAGTAATGACAGATGATACATTACAAAAACTAAACGACGCATATTCAATAGGTCTAAGTGACGTTAAAGCGTGTGCTTATACCGGAATAACCGTGTCAACATTACATAACTATCAGAATGCTAACCCTAAGTTTATTGAAGAAAAGGAGGCATTAAGGCTTAAGCCGGACCTACTCGCTCAGCAAACAATAGTAACTGCATTAAATGACCCACAGCACGCATGGCGTTGGTTGGAGAAAAAAGATAAAGACTTTATGCCTACAAGCAAAGTTGAGCACGGAGGTAGAGTTGAAGTAGCGGACCTAACCGAAGAGATGAGTGAAGAAGAAAAAAATGCAATGGCAATACTTCGATCGGCCAGGCGCAAGAGGATAGAGGACAAAAGTAAGGAGCTAGAATAATAATCAATAATTAACAATCATCATGAAAAAAAAACGAACACCAAAAACTCTACCAATCCCCGAAGACATGAAGGTATTAGAGGATAAGCCACCAATTTATAAAAGCGTGTGTCAATTCCTAGGATACAAAGACGTTCAAGCATTCTTCACATACGGAGACACAATCTACAACCCGGCCAAACTTCAGATAACAGGAGACGTCGTTGTTCACGAAAAACTGCACATGAAGCAACAGACCGACGGAGACATGACCCCGGCGCTATGGTGGGGAAAGTTTCTACGAGATCCACAGTTTAGAATAGACCAAGAGGCCAAAGCATATGGCGCGCAATTGAGAGCACTAAAGACAATCAAAAAAGACCGAAACGAGCAGACTAGAATACTCCACAGATTAGCATTGATACTAGCTGGAGATTTATACGGAAATGCCATTGACTATGGAAGTGCAATGTTATTAATTAAAAGTTATTCAAACTAAATATGACTTGTCAACATCAATTTCAACACATTAAACAGACCAGACGACCATCAAAGAATGTTAGTAACATTAACTCAACTAGTAATATAGTAGCCGAACGCTGGGACGATGAATACGGTGCAATGTCAGGCTGTGTTTTATGCGGAGAGACTAGAACAATCTGGGAGAACGGAGAATTAGAAATTAATAAAAATGGAGAAACCAGCAATACCTAAAATTGAGAAGGTTAGTTCAGATGAAGCTTCAAGGACACTAGCTAAGATGGACGCGGATGCCTGGGTCGACTATTATAAGATTAAGAATGAAAAAGGCGACCCGATAGATTGGTACAACCATCAATTTCAGATAGACATATACAACGACCAAAGCAAGAACCTAGTCGTCATGAAGGCAGCTCAGATTGGCCTAAGCACACTTGAAATCATTAAAACTATCCGAGACGCTGAATCCAATAAAATGGATATCATCTACACACTGCCCACTGATCAAGACGTGGGTGTTTTTGTAGGAGGAAAAGTAAACCGTATTATATCCAACAATCCGTCAATGGAGATATTGACAAAGGATAAGGACACAATCGAGCAGAAGCGCATAGGCAAGTCTCAGGTGTATTTTAGAGGAACGTGGAGCAAGAAGGCAGCTATCATGGTCACCGCAGATAGATTGGTTCATGATGAAAAGGATTCATCGAAGCAAGATGTTATCGCTGACTATCAGGCCCGGCTACAGCATTCAAAGTTCAAGCAAACGCACGTGTTCAGCCATCCAAGTGTTCCAAATAGTGGAGTTGATATTGAATGGCAGATCAGCGACAAAAAAGAATGGTTCATAAAATGCCCACATTGTGGATACTCTCAAATGCTGACCTGGAATACAGAAGACCCTAAAAAGATGAGCATTAACATTGATAAGGCTCAATTTGAATGTAAGAAGTGCCACGGTGTTCTTGAAAACAGGGACAGAAGAATTGGCACATGGAAACCAAGGAAGGGCAAGGAAAATGCTGAATACTCAGGTTATCACATTTCATTATTGATGGCGCCGTGGGTAAGCGCAAAAGAAATCATAAAAAAACACAATAAAGTCGTAGAGGGCAAACAGACAATGGACTTCTTCTACAATAAGGTGCTCGGACTACCATATTCAGGAGGAGGAAATAGTGTAACCGAAGACATGATCAAAAATGCCATAACACCTGAAAAGAATTTAATGCAAGGCAGAATAGTAATCGGAGTAGACACCGGCATCAAACTGCGCTATGTCTACGGAAATAAGCAAGGAATACTTGGCTACGGAGAGATGACAGACTACGTCCCGGACGAGGTCAATAACCTAGCGCCAAACGAAACACTTGAATACTTCCTAAAAGTCTTTCCAAATAGTATAATGGTAATAGACCAAGGAGGAGATATTATCGGAGCCAGGAAACTAAGAGACAAATACCCCGGCCGAGTGTTCCTGTGCCACTACGCCAGGGACCGCAAGACCATGCAGTTGATCCGATGGGGAGAAAAGGATGAAAGCGGAAATGTAATTGTTGATAGAAACAGAATGATACAGCTATTGGTGGATTTTTGGAGAGACAAGAGGTTCAGGCTCTATCGTGGAACCAAAGCAGACTATCATGAATACTGGCTACATTGGAGTCATATTTATAGAATATCAGAGGAAAATACTCTAGGAGTCGTTGAATACAAATGGCTTCGCTCAAACAGAGATGACTGGGTTCACGCAACACTATACTGGTACGTTGGATTAACAAGATTTGGAAGTTCAGGCTCGATTGTAGGAGCAGACGAAATACGGCAAGCAGATAGCTATGTTGTTAACCCGGACAATACCGTAGACTTTAACCCGGACGAGTTGTTCGGATCAAAAGACTCAACTCCAGAGGAGCCATGGTGGACAGAGAGAGATGATGACTGGAGAAGTGAATAAAAAATGTTGTTGACTAACTTAAAAAGTTGTATAATAAAACTATGACTATACTAGATTCATTTTATTCTTTAGGACGTAACGTCAATAAGGCTGTCGGAAAGAGCCTTGATGTTGAAACAGACGAGGGTGTAGTGTCCGAAAAATTCCCTGAATTAGAAGTCGAAATGTCTAATGAGGATATTTTATCGTTGACTTCAAAATGGGAGAAAGCATGGAAGGAATCAGAAGTTTATTCTAAATGGTTTGAACATTCAAAAGAAAACGAAGAATACTGGATAGGAAAACAATATAACTTGCCAAAATCAGGAGGTCAAAGGCCATTGGTTGATAACGTCATTTTTGAATCCTTGGAGACATACCTCCCACAGGTTACCCGCAGAAACCCTGATCCAATGGTTACATTATCACGCAAGGAACAGCAAACACCTGAAAATTTAACATTTGCTAGTAATTTACAAAAAGAATTAGGAGAAATAGCAGATGAACTTGTGCTAAGGTTAAAGATGAAAAAAACAGCTCGACATTGGGCTTTATATTTATTGGGAGCAGAAAAGGTAGGCTGGGACTTAAACAAGGACATGCCAACAACTAAAGTAATTAGGCCACAGAAGTTGATACTAGACCCAGGTTCAACTGTTGACGAAGAAGGCTACACCGGGGATAGAATAGGAGAATATAGAAAACTTAATGCAGAGCAAATAATCAGCACACTTGAATCAGTAGGTGGGGAAGAAGGAGCAATAGAAGCAATTAAAAAACTGGCTCAAGATGACAAAGGAAATGAAGCCCTCGGTACTGAAATACAATTTATTGAGTGGTGGAGTAGTGAATTTATGTGCTGGACTCTTGGAAGAGATAACGTACTTTTTAAAAAGAAAAATCCTCACTGGAATTATGATGAGGAAGTAAAAATGGAAGCAGAGCCTGTGTTTGATGAATTAGGCAATGAAGTAGAGACAGAGCCACAGACAGAAACTATCACAGGAATCAATCATTTTCGTTCGCCTAGACTTCCATATTTATTATTGTCAGTTTTTAACCTAGGAAAACAACCAATCGATGAAACTTCTTTGATAGGCCAGAACTTAGCCAGCCAAGACCTCGTCAACAAGAGGGTAAGGCAAATAGATAAGAATGCAGACAGCATGAACGGTGGTATGGTGGTATCAATGGAACGATCAGGATTGACTCAGCAACAGGCTAAGGGAGTAACTGAGGCACTTAGGAAGGGTGGAACCGTAACAATCCCTACAGGAGCCGTTTCTGACGCTGTAGCGCGCATGAGTGCTCCATCCCTGCCTGGAGACGTTTATAACCAATTAGTCGACACCAGGACAAGAATGAGAGATATTTTTGGCACAGCAGGATCAAGCTCGGCAGGATTATCCAACGAGCAAACGGTTAGAGGAAAACTACAGAGTAGAATGCTTGATACAGACAGAATCGGTGGAGGTTTTAGTGAATACTTAGAACAGCTGGCCGATGGAGTGTATAATTGGTTCGTTCAATTACTATATGTTTATGATGATAGATATCTCAAGGGAGACAAACCAAAGGTAATAATTAGCGTAAAGGAAGGGTCTCTGTTGCCAAAAGATAGTACAACAATGGCCAACCAAGCGATTGATTTGGCCGGACAAAACAGAATGTCCCTATTAGATTTATATAAAGCCCTAGACTATCCAAACCCGGAAGAGATGGCAGCCAACGTATGGCTCGAGGCAAATGCTCCGGACATGTTGTTGACTAGTGATGAAAGAGTAAAACAGGTAATGCAAAGACAAGCAGAATCAGCCGGCCAAGTAGAAGACAAACCGCCAAGCAAGTCAATCAGTTTCAAAGACCTACCTCCAGAAGGACAGGCCCAAATGGCTATGCAGGCAGGCATTCAACTTCATCCGGAAGCAGTCGCCGCATATAATGATAGTTTGAAAGCAAAAGATATGGAGGCAGAATTGATTAAGGAAGCGGCTAAATCAGCTAACAAACCTAAACCAAACAACCAAACTGCTTAAAATATGATATAATAAAGTTAATTAATAAAAGCGCTCTCGTTCTATGGCGCAGTAGCTAAATAATAGATCGTAACAATATGACTGAAGAATCAATGGCAGACACACAACAAGAAGGTGCAATCACCTTCAATGACAGTGTAGATGAGGACAACACCTCTACGGACTCGCCATCCGAAAACAACGACACGGAAGACACCCAATCGCCTGACGGGGACGACGAAAATAGTCAGGATGATACAGACGACGACGATGATAATGCCGGTGACGGCGACACCGTCGACGAAAAGACTCCGTTTCACAAACATCCAAGATGGTTAGAGCGTGAAGAAGAATGGGAAACAAGGTTCAACAACCAAGAATCCCGTCATCAGGATAATGTGAAAACATTGCGTGATGAATTTAGCAAGAAGCCACCGGCTGAAACTAAATCAAAACCAATTCCATCATGGTTCGGTGGAGATCAAGCATCATGGGAAGCCTACCAAACAGACAGAGAATCTGAATTAAAGGCAGCTGAAGAAAAAGCATTTGAAAGGTTCAACGGCACTAAAACAGCAGAGCAAAAGGCAGTTGAAGAAGCAACTACCTACATGAAAGACGAAATTGTCAAAATTGAAAAAGACAAAGAACTGAATCCAGAAGGAAAAAAGGTCAACCAAAGTAAACTTCTAAAAGTTGTAATTGACAATGAACTGGTAGACTCAAAGGGTCGATGGAACTACCGGGCCGGTATGAAAATACTTCAAGGCCAGGTAACCAAACCAGTCTCTAGTTCAAACACAGCAGAAAAAAAGAAGATTGCAGGTGCTACTACATCAGAATCAAAGGGAGAGACAAAGCCTAAAAACTTCAAAACTACAAATGACTTTAAACAAAATCGTCCTTGGTAGTTAGCTCATAGGTAAGTGTCTCAGCATATTCAATAACTAAATAACTTACCTACAAAAAAATGACAGAATTATACGGACAACGAGTACAGACCACAGTGCAGACAGACTATTTACCTTTCGTTGTGGACACTGTTCTCGGATCAAATGTTCTATTCCAGCGCGTAGTGCGTGCTGCGAAGAAGTGGAGCGGAAGAACACTAAGAGCACCAATTAAGGTATCAAAGAATACCACTGGTCAATCATTCAGAGGCTTCGACACATTTTCAGTCGCAGCAACTGACAACAGACAGTTCATGGAGTTTACTCCTTCATTTTATCAAATCACTTGTGCATTGCCTGGTGATGAGCTTTCAGTAGCTGACACAGATGATAAAATTCTAGACTTAATGAAGCTCACAATTCAATCTGATACAGAAGACATGGCCGACGACTTAGGAACTATCTTCTATGCAGACGGTACAGGAAACAGCAGTAAAGACCCTCTAGGTCTTGCAGCTTTAGTTGATGATGGAAGTGCAGTCGCAACTATTGGTGGATTAAGCCGATCAACATACGATACTTTACAAGGAACTGTTACTGCCTCCGGTGGTACTTTAACCTTAGCTAAAGTAGATACTTTGTGGATCAACGTAGCAACAGGTGCTCAAAAGCCATCTGCATTCTACACCACAGAAGCAATCTTCAACTTCTATGGTCAACTTTTACGACCACAAGAACGAATCACAAAGAGCGCTTCATTGATGAAAGGCCTACAAGGTGGAACTGGCTTCACAGCTCTATCCTACAACGGTAAACCAATTCTAATGGATGAAAAATGTACCTCCGGCGCATTGATCGCTGTTAGAGAGGAAGACCTAGATTGGTATGCATTACCATACAAGATGGCAAAACCAGTAGCTTACAAATCTCAGATTGAAGGAAACGACTACAGTGCACCAATGGGCTTAGGATTCTCATGGAGTGATTGGATTATTCCAGCTAACGCAGCAGGCGTTGTTGGCCACATCTACTTCGGCGGACAGTTCATCACTAAGAACCCTAAACGTCACGGTAAATTAACTGGCATCACAGGAGTCTAAATAAATAATTGTTTCGCCTTTTACCTTGAGCTAAAAACTACAAGAGAGGGAGAAATATAAAGGAAATAATTAAATGACTAAATTAAGCAATTACGTTCCTGCATTGAAATATGGTGCTAGAATACACCCGGAAGATATTGCTGGAATGATAGGACTTCCATATGTTGGCAACATTTTCTATGTTGATCCATCAGCAGGAAGTGACACCGCCAATAGTGGTACATCTCAGGATGATGCCTTGGCAACAGTTTCCGCAGCTTACGCAAAATGTGTAAGTGGAAAACATGACACTGTCATTATTGCTCCAACAGGTGGCTCAGGACGAGCAGCTGAGACTTCAGCAATTACATGGGCTAAAAGATTTACCCATCTAGTTGGTAGTTGTGCTCCAGTCGCTCAAGACAATCGAGCTGGAATTGAATTCGGTACTGGCGGATCATTAGTGGTTAGTGAAAATGGATGTATAATGAAAAATTTAACATTCACAAGTTCTGCTGACATTGATGAGACTGTATCTATTACCGGACATTATAACTCTTTCCTAGGGGTAGACTTCAAGGGAACATATAATGCCACTTCTGCTGACTCAACTCCATGGAGAGCATTAAACATTAACGGTGGACAAGAAAACTACTTTGGTGGTTGTACATTAGGATCAGACACATTCACTCGAGGCGCAGCAAACGCTACTCTAGAGTTTGAAAACTCAGCATCTCGTAACGTGTTTGAAGACTGTCGATTCTTAATGCACGCTGATACAGCAGGAACACAAAATCATGTTCTATTTACTGGAACAAGTGCTATTGATCGTTGGGTTGAATTCAAGAACTGTTCGTTCTATGCTTTCTCTACCAATGACGGACAGGCAGTAACTGGTTGTATGGATTTATCCGCACAATCTGCTACCGGCCACGTTCTAGTAACTGGTACTCCATTCCTAGGACTTGGAATTACTGATTGGGAAGCATCAGCATCAGGTAGGATTCAGATGCAGTCTTACACTTCAACCGCTAACGCTTTAGGTTTAGCAGTTGCCCCAACAGTCACATAAACAATCTAACAAACTAACAGATAAAACCATGACACAATTAACCGGAACCGGACCACAAGTGGTCTCTCAAGGTCTACGTGAAGAAAGTGTAACAGCTCTTCACAACTTGGGTGAATTGGTACACAGCAATGATGGTCGAGCATTTAGATACTGTAAAGCAGGCGGAACAGCTCTAGTAGCTGGAAACCTACAACAGTCTTCTGCTCAGGACACTGGTGATCACGATTTGGCAATTGCCGCAGCTTCAGCTGGTGCAAAAGCAATCGTGACTACTGGTACAGTAACAGTCACTGCCAACCAATACGCTGGTGGATTCGTAACAACCGCCGATGACGCTGGAGAGGGATATACATATCGAATCAGCTCTCATGCAGCTGCCACTGGTGCAGTAGTTACATTAAACTTAGATGACGAAATCGAAGTTGCATTAACTACGGCAACAACAATTGACATCATCAAAAATCCTTACGATGCAGTTATCATAAACCCAACCACAACCAGTTCAAGCCCAGCTGGTGTAGCCGTTAAAGCTATTACAGCCGCTTACTATGGTTGGTTACAATTATCAGGCCCTTGTGCTGTACTTTCAGACGACACAATAGGCGTAGGACTAGATGTAGTTGCATCAGCAACTGTAAATGGTGCTGTAGAAGTAGTAGCCGACGGAGCTGCAGAATTACTTTCATTAGTAGGTACTGCAATGATCGCCGGAACTAGCGCTGAATACACAACAGTAAACCTAAGATTGTTATAAACACAATCGCTGAAATAAAAAACGGTGCTTATAAAATCGGCTGGAGTCACCGCGCCAGCCTTCGGAGCTAATCAGCCGGACTCTCCGACCGGCGAATAACAACATGACAACTCAAAAATATCTTTTTCACAACTTCACAGACAAGCCATTCACAGGATACTGGAATGGCAAAGCATACACATTCAAGCCAGGAGCAAAAAAATACTATCAACATTTAATTGCTCGACACTTTGCTAAACACTTAACAAATCAAATCTTGACTGAAAATGGACAAGAGATATACACTTCTCCTAAAAAGCCAGACGAAGTTCCAGCATTCATGGATATATTCTTAAAGGCTTTCTTGGTTGAAGAAGTAGCAGACGAAGATAACCTAGACATTGAAACTGGAGGCCAATCATCTGATGAACCTTCAATGAATGTAAATGTTAAGCCAAGAGAATCCGTAGATCCATACGATGCATCAGTTAACACAGTTTCCGGGCCAGGAGGAGCACCTCAGGTCATAGGTACTGTGCCAACAGAAGAAGATGACTATCAGGAACCTGATAAACCAGAAGATTCAACTAAAAAATAAGAAGTAAACTATAAATTTATGTCAGACTCATCGGGCATAATCTGCCCTAAACAAACAGCTAATACACCTGAAATCGCTAGCGCAGGAACAGCCTTGGAGTCTAACACTGCAAGAGCGGGTTGGAGTATCCAAAATCTGGGTACGAACCCGCTTTTTGTTAGGTTAGGAGCGTCCGGATCAACTACAGTCTTCCACATAGTTTTAAAAGCAGGGACTGGAAATGATGATGGATTAGGTGGTATCTTCAGTCAAATGGAAGGTATTATTTATACAGGAATTATAACAGTAGATGGTACTTCACCACGCTACACAGTAACCGAACTATAAAATATGCAAACTCAACAACCAACAATAAACATGGCAGTACCTGACGAAGTACAAAAAGCAACTGAAAAGTGCAGAGATAATCTTGTTATCTTGCAGGCAGACGTAGCAAGCCATTCAAGGATTAAAGGATCTCTTGAGAGAGATATTGTTCAGGCAAAAGAATCACTCAACTATGTTGAATCTTTAATTAAAAAGGCAAGTGCTATTAAGCAGGAAATAGAAGATGATGTTGTTTTATTGAAAAAAGAAAAAACAATGTTCATAAATTCTAAGAAGGACAGAGAAGCCGTAGCCGAAGCTGAGATTAAAAAGATTGATAATATAAAAGAAAACTTAAATAGCTTACGATTGGAACTTGAAGAGAAAGAAATCAATAGTAACGATCGAAAGATAGAACTAGACGATTATGAAAAAGCTCTATCAGTTAAAGGAAAAGAACTAGATGATAGAGAGGAAAAAATAAAAGAGCTAGTAAAAGCATTATAATATGCGAATCGAACAACCTGGGATAGATACATTTGTCGGTCTTAGGGATACCCCTGATTCTTTTTTAGGTCAGGAGGACAAGTTAATTGACGTAAATTCCGGGGCAACAGCGCTGGAATTTTTTGATGCCTCAGGTATATTCTTAGAATTGAATCAACCAAATCCTCAGACAATAATTGGTGACATTATACTGGATGACGGATCAGGTGCAAGCCCATCCATAACATTTATAAATGAAGCAGACCAGCAAGGTGTGCTTCTTCTTGATGCAAGCGGTGACCTACAAATAACGGCCGGAGGAGGAGAGGTAAATTTTGATAACGAAAACATTATAACAACCGGAACTTGTGACCTCGGAAACACAACCGTCGATTCTCTAACATCAACAGGCAACATAAACCTTGCAACAAATAGCATAGTGATGACCGGAGATATATCAGACACTACAGACAGGGTAGATAATTTATACTGCACAACTTTATATCCAACAAAACTTGGCGAGGAGTTAAATGCTAACTCATACAAAATAACTTCATTGGCCACACCTACGGCCGGGACAGACGCAACAAACAAATCATACGTTGATGGATTGATATCAGGATTGGCCTGGCAGGATTCCATTTTAAAGTTTGCCGCTGTCGGTGATGCAATACAGGCTACAGGAAATAGATATATTGCAAATGTTACCGGAGGAGGATGGACAGAAAATAACATCTACGAGTGGAGTGGTTCTGCGTGGACTGAAACTGTCGCAGCCAATAATATGGCATTAAAAAATATAGATGATAGTAAATTTTATACATACAATGGAACTACTACAGAGTGGGCAGATATTGGTTCAGCATTTGATCATAACTCTCTAGTTGGTTTGCAGGGAGGAGAGGCAGTTCAATACTATCACGCAACCGAAGCAGAACATAACAACTGGTTTATTAAAAATGTTGATGATACTGATGACATAACAGAGGGATCAACTAATCTTTTTTATACTGACAATAAAGTAAACTCAATTATTCAAAGTGCGTCGTCTAATTATACTATCCAAGGAGACTGGACCTACAATAACCTTATTACGTGTGCAATTACTCCAACAGGGGATAATCACTTAGCCAGGAAAAAATATGTTGATGATTTGCTTAGTGGATTCACATGGCAAGCACCTGTAATAGACAAAGACCTTTCAACACCTCCTGGAGCGCCAACCTTGGGAGATAGATATATAGTCGCAGGCACGGCATCAAACTGGTACAGTGTGAACTGGGATTATAGACAGAAAATTACAATAGACAATACTAAGGTTGAAGATGACGAGACCGACTTCCCTGTTTATATAGACATAACAGATCAAGCAAATACTTTGTTTGACAATTGCTTGGCATCAGGATATGACATATTATTTACAACAGATGACGGTATAACGAAAATTCCTCATGAAATAGAATATATTAAAACCACAACAACTAAACAGCTTGTGGCATGGGTTAAGAGAAATTTGTCAGGATCATCAGATACTGAAATATATATGTATTATGGAAACGCTCTATCAGGTAATCAGCAAGAAGTAACCGACACATGGGATAGTAATTATAAAATGGTTCAGCATTTAGGAGAAGAATCAGGAGCATTCTATGATTCAACATCTAATAGCAGTGATGGAATAGGAGCAGGAGGAGTAACATACCGAGCAACTGGAAAAGATGGATATGCAGTAGGGTTTGATGGATCTAATGATTATATAAAAGTAAATAATAATTTTCTTCCTACACCGTCGGCCTTAACTGTGTCTGCTTGGATTAAAAAAGAAGCTGGTGGAAGCAACTATGAAACTGCACTACATAAAGCGTCAGCTTCTAGTGTTGGAAGTTCTGACTATTGGATCGGTGTGAATGATACTGATTATTTAACTGCCACCATTGGAGCTAATCAATCAGGCATTGGCTGGGCAGCAGGTAGAACAACAACTTTGGCAGTTTATGGCACTTGGTATTTAATGACAGCCACGTGGGATGGGTCTGTTGTTAAGGTTTATATTAACGGAGTATTTAATAAACAGTATGCTTTAACTTCTTATGGAAATTTAACAACGCCGACAAGGTTCGGGTCGTCAGCAGATGGAACTAATTATCAATTTAGCGGGACAGTTGACGAGGTTAGAGTTTCAGATTCAGCTCGTTCGGCAGATAGAATTAAAACTTCTTATAATAACCAAGATGACCCATCTACTTTTTTAACTTATGGTTCGGAGGAATCTCCAGCAGCAAGTGGAGACTGGGCCGGGCACGTTAATGATGTGACTGAATGGGACGCTGTCCAGTGGACTTTTCAGACTCCTGCTAATGGATGGGCAATCATAGTGACAGATGAAAGCAAGCAATATACCTGGAATGGGATAGCATGGGTCGCAGGAACGGCCACAGTGGCCCATAACGATACCTCAGGCAAGCAGGGAGGCACAACTGACCAATACTACCATTTAAACCTCTCAGAGCACACAGAGCTCACTCAGTGGACAGATAGCGTTGTACTATCTACCGACGGATCAATGAATATAGGTACTGGAGATTTTGCCACAACCGGAGATATAACATCAGTAGAAAATATAACGGCATCAGGAATAGTACAAACCGAAATGGTGTTGGCTAATGGCTCAGGAAGTCATCCTTCAGGCATAGGTGCATATCTTGAAATGTACGTACTAAGCGGGACCACTTGCAGAATGCTCCCATATGATGGATCAAGTTATTATGATTTGGCTATAGGAGACTGGAACGGTGGCGACCCTAATATCATGTTAAAGGTAGGAGGCGCAGTTGGAATAGGAGAAGGCTCCCCATCAGCCAAACTTCACGTCGGTGGAGATTTTATAGCAACTGAAGCATATCTAGGAAACGCGACTACAAATTTTACTATAGACACAGTTGTTGACCCAGGAGACCTCACAGGAACATTTAATCAGCTTACAAGCTATTCAAATTCAGGGGTAAATAATTTAATTTATATGCCTCAAGGTTTTTATATTGAAGGCACAAACCCGGCTGGCTATCTTGATTGGGAAGGTGACGGTTCTTTTTATGTTTCTTCTAATATATATGATATAGCTACATATAGTTCAGATCCAGTTGGTGCAGGAAATACATATGCTAACGCAGCAATGATTGTTAAGTCTAATAGAACAGGAACAATTAATAATTATGCAACAGGACAGTCAGAGATTAATGCTGTTCATTATTTTGGATTAAACGTTGATGCTACGTATTCAGGAACAGAAGACATGTCAATCAGTAACATCCCGCTAGTTGCAGAATTAATAGTAGCACCTATAATAAATGACGCTACATCAGACTTTGTTTTTTATAGTATAGGCCAACTCATTAGTGTAGAGGACAAAACTCCAGCAGAGACTTGTAATAACTTGTATATGCTTATTGTTGGACAGAAGATATCAATAGAATCTGTTGATGCTACAAGAACAGCCAACTTACTTGGTGCCGTAGGTCTACAAATCTCAGATTGGGATTTAAGGGCTGGTGACCAAACTAATGCATATGGTATTGTTGATGAGACTGGGTATGATTGGAAACTTGGTAATACTGAACAATATATTCAATTCAATGTAAATACTACAAAAATAGGTAGTGACAATGGTGGCGACCTAGATGTTTATTTTGACAATAATTTTAATTTCAGAAATTCCACCGCTGATTCAGATGTAACATTACAGTTTATAGGGACGTCCAACACAGGCTCTCTTTCGTGGATGGAAGATGAAAACTACTTTTTATTTGATGATAATTTAAGAATAACTACCGGGGTCAATAATACATATTTAGAGACCAGTGAGATAGATCTCGATTTGACAGGAATTTCAGCAGGACATGTTTATATTCCACTACTCATAGGAAAGGCATCCTCACCGGTTATACCAATACCTTATGCCATCGGAACATATGATAGGTTTGCTATTTTTGATTATTCTGACACGGATACATGCAATCTTTTATTTGGAAAAACTGATTTCTCATCAACAGGCGAAATTGTATGTGACCTGGCTAATTTTTATTTTACAGCCGATCTAGACTGGAATCCTTCAGATGATGATTCATATGATCTAGGTTCTTCTGATTTAAGATGGAAGGATGCTTCTTTTTCTGGAAATATATATTTTGCTGATATTAATTCCTATATAACAGACGATGGTACTAATTTAAAAATTGTAACAAACGATGACCTAAAGGTTGATTGTGGATCAGAAAAAACAGTTGAGCTTGTTCAGGCTGTATGGAAAGATATAAACTTAGGATCGGCACAATTATCTAGACCAACAAGTTCACAGCCGGACATAGACACATTTGATGACGAGACCGGAACAGACACAGGAATAACAACTTTAGCTTTTGATGTAGGAGAAAAAGTGCATGGTAGCTTTGAATTGCAACATGATTACAAGGAAGGTAGTGATTTTACATTCCATGTACATTTTCAGGGAAAAACAGCTCCAACAGGAACAGACAAAGTTAAGTGGCAATTAACTTATACTTTGGCACAGATGGGAGCTACACTAGACGCGACCACCCCCATAACTGCTGAATGTGACTTCGACACACAATATGAATCTATTATTTGTAGCTTCACGGCCATTACAGGCACTAACTTTAATATAGGAGATCAATTTTTATTTACGCTAGAAAGAATTGCTGCGAGTGCTAATGAATACGCTGGCGATGCTTTATTAGAAACAACAGGTATTCATTATCAAGTAGACACAATAGGATCAAGATTAATATCAAGCAAATAATAAAAAATATGACTATAAAAATACCAAGTTTAGATTCATTGAGAAATTTATCTACAAAGAAAAGCATAATTAAAAAAGATGACGGTAGCTATGAAGTTGTAACCACAAATACACGCAAAATGGATGCTAAAACAGTATTGCTAAAAGTAGAAAAATTAGAAAAGGAAATAGCTTCAATAAAAGAAGATTATCCTGACGTGTTTAAAAAATAATAATTAATTATATGGAACTTTTAAATCAAAAAGAGATTCAAGAACAAAAGTCTGAAATACTAGATGAAGCAAAGCAAAGGGCAGATAAGTTAAGGGATGAAGAGAATCGACTCGTGCTTCAAATTAATGTTGCCAGGGAGAACTCAGAAAATGAAATTAAAAAAATTAACGAAGACCTTGAAGAATATAAAAAAGCAAAAGCAACTGAAAAAGTGACGCTTAATAAAGAGATTAACAAACTACAAAATGAACGCAAAAAATTACTTAAACCAATTGACAAAATTAAAAAAGAAGCTGAGATACTCTTGGCCGAAGCAAGAACAGATAAAATTGACGTTAAAAAACAAAAAGAAGATTTGGAAAAAGATAGAGAAAAATTGCAAGAAATTGCAGAAGCTAACCGTGACCAGATGCAGTCACTTGATGAAAAGGAAGAAAAAATAATTGAGAATGAAAAATGTGTTATAATAGAACAAGATGATTCAAAAAAATCCATAGAGAGAGCAAAGGATGAATGGATTAAGGTAACAAATGCAATTACTAAATTAAACGATAAAACATTAGAGCTGAATGAAATAGAATCGAAGTTAAATACTATTAAAAAAACATTAGATATTAGATCGGAAGAACAAGACAAAACAGACATTACATTGTATAATAGAGAAAAGACACTCAGAAGTAACTATAAAGCCCTGGAGCAAGCTAAGGAGCACCTAGGCATTAAATAATATGACAACAGCAGGAAATGACAACAATTTAGTATCATCTTTAATAGGTGTGTTAAATACTGATGGAGAAACAATTTCATTAGTAAAAGCTACGGCAGGAACACATGTTCTTGACATAGCTGACGGAGCAACCGGAAGTGATTTTGGCCAAGATAATGCTGAACGGGACCAAAATGGCGAAGCAGTTATGCTGGCCACATCAAATGCAGATGGCACAACACCAGTTCCACTCTATGTCGATTCAAGTGGTTGTCTATTAATAAAATCAACTTAACTATAAAAATATGGCAGAAGCAAAACGTGATCAAAATAGCATAACAACATTATTGGCAGTATCGAATGTTGATAGTGTGACTCCTGTAGTTTTATGGGCAGATCCAACAACTCATAGATTACTTGTATCTGCCGTAGCAGGAGACTTGGGAGACCTAACTGACGTAACATTAACTACCGAGGCCCAAGGCGATATTCTTTATTATACCGGAACAGCCTGGGTAAATTTGGCACCAGGGACATCAGGCAAATTTTTAAAAACACAGGGAGCCGGAGCAAATCCAACATGGGACACAGTATCAGCTGGAGCAGCAGGAAGCGACACTCAAGTACAATTTAATGATGGCGGTTCAGTTTTAGGTGGGGATGCCGGAATTGTATATAACAAAACAACAGACGCTTTGACAGTAGCAGGACCAGTGAGTGGTGGTGTTAGTTCGGTATTTGGTACAGCAAACTCTAATTGGACGGTTGGTGAATTTGATGCTACTGGTTCTGGGCTTGGATATGTTTCTATGCTTTCTCCAGTAGGTTCAGTATTATCAAATGCAGGAATTATAGAAGCAGATACTCTTGTTCTAAAAGGTATAACTGGAGAATCGAGTGTAGGCTTTAAAATGGCAGACCCAACCGTTGTAACTTCTCAAGCTGGTTTTGAATATACATGGGGAACAGATATAATATGTATCAATACGGCATTTAAAATATATGATGTCGATACCGTTGGAAGAGCAATTGACTTCACCATTGGAGAGAGTGATATAACAACTAGCCCTACATTCAAACTATGGGGATATTTAACCAACGGAACAGCTCCTCAATATATAACACATCAGATAGACGACACTGATGATTATTATCACATTGCAAAAGGCCATGCAAACATACTTGGTATGAAAATTGACATGCCATTGATTGTTGACACTTCTATAAATGGAGATTATCTAACAGCGTCAGAAATACTCATCACAGATGCTTCAAAAAACATCGTTTCAGCGCCTGTAGCGACTTATCCATCACTAACTGAGCTAAGTTATGTCAAGGGCCTAACATCAGCAGTACAATCGCAAATAAACGCTAAAGCACCAATAGACTCTCCGACGTTCACCACAGCAGTAACTCTACCAGTAGCCCTAACTGGCCTTATAAGAGCAGATTCAGGCCTTGTGAGCGTAGATACAGACGTAACTGACCTAGTCAGCGCTGCAAGCGGTACGGCAGCCGGAAAAGTTGAATTAGCAATTGCTTCCGAGATTGATACAGGGACAGACACTACCCGCGCAATTCCAGTTGATCAGTTTGTAGCATCAAAAAGAAATATAAGATGGTTGGTTTTTAATTTAGTTGAAGCCGCAACCGACTGTGCAATAGCAAGTAATATCGCGGGAGATTTTGTATCTCCAATCGCCGGAACAATCTTGCAGAGCGATTCATCTCCATTTTATTTATACGCCACAAATAGCACGGCTGGAACTACAGGAACTATGGTAGTTGATATTAGTATTGGTGGAACCTCAATAATGACTACAAACAAATTAGATATTGATACAACCGAGAAGACAACCACTACCGCAGCAACTCCACCAGACCTAACTACTACAGCTTTAGCAGTCGGAAATATAATCACAATAGATATTGATTCAATTCATACAACAGCAGCCAAAGGACTAACAGTCTATATGGCCGTAAGAGAATAAATATATGGCAACACTAGATAGCGTGACAGAGGATTTTGGTCAATCTGGTCAAACAAGCCGTACGGTCTCTCATACCTGTACTGGTTCAGACCTTATTCTTTTTGTTGGTGTTCGTTATGGTGAAGCTAATGGAACTGATTGTATTACTGGCATAACTTACGATGGAGATTCAATGACAAAAGTTAATAGCGTTAAGAATGACAATAACTATTGGACTGCAATGTTTATGCTGGTTGCTCCTGCAACTGGAGCAAATAATGTAGTAGTATCTTATTCACCAGCATCTTTATCTGACTTAGTTATTGTATCTTATACTGGGGCTGAGCAGACATCACAACCAGACGCAGAAGAATCATATAATACTGGTAATGTAACTTCTTATGCTTCACTTCTAACTACAGTATCTGATAACTGTTTTGTTATTTGTTGGAACTCTGGTAATGTAAAACCAAACGCTGGAACAGGTTCAACTGCTATTTCAACTGATGATAGTGCAGGTGGAGTAATGTATGCTTATTCATCTAACCCAAAGACACCAGCAGGACAGGTAAGTATGACTCAAACATCTGTATCTTCTGGCATAAATACAACAAATATAGTATCTTTTGTCTCTAGCGATACCATATCATCATTTGTACCTAAAATAACAATCATATAAAATGGTAGGGGAAACAACTGTAGAATTTATTGCGATATTAGTAACCGTAACCGGGCTGCTTGGTTGGCTATTAAAAGTAATAATTAATTATTTTATAAAAACTGCACAAGAAAAATCTAAATATATTGAAACATTAGTTTGCCAAAATCAATCTAATACTGAAAAATTTACTGACACTATTAATCATCAGCGAACTCAAGATAGAGAGATGCAGGGAAAACATCTAGGAGCAATCCGTGAGCTTAAAGATGAAATGAAAAGTTCTAATGAAGTTAATAAAAGCATACTTGAATTTATAAAAACAAATAAATGAGTAGCGTACAAGAACCATTAATAATAAAAGACTTCGATCAAGCAATGGCTGATTCTCCTCACAAGGGATTCGGACTTTTTCGTAATGCAGATATTGATAGCTTCCCAGGAGCAGTCAGAGTAGGTAAAAAGCCAGGAACATTATTTCACTTAATAACAGAACAGACATTCACGGCTGATGCCGGAACTGATGTCTGTACTACAGTGTCAGACGTTGAAGGAAATGCGCAGAATTTTGGAGGTGCGGCTGTATATTTTACAACAACAGATACCCTGCCGGCTGGATTAGCAATTAATACTATATATTTTTTAATAAAAGTAACTACTAAAACATTTCAAGTAGCAACAAGTTATAAAAATTCAGTTGGATCAGCATCAGGCACTGAAATTGACATAACAGATACAGGTACAGGAGTTCACACAATGCACCAAGTACCGATAGGAACTATTAAACATATAGTAGAAGATACTAGGGCAAACAATAAATACATGGTTTGCTCTAAGGGTAGGATTTGGTTTATACCAAGTAATACCAGGGCCTATTTGCTTCATAATTCAGCGATTGACACTGGGTCTTCTTCGGTAACAAATGCAAATGGGGATGGACTTGCAATTACACCATTTTCAAGTACAACCTCAACATTTTTATTTGTATTTAGAAATGCACTTATTGATGTGATTGATGTTTATGATTCAACAGCAATTGAAGCATTGGCGTGGGCTAACGGATGGGCATCATTAAATTCAGCAGCAGGATCAAGTAATAGTCATGAAGCTATTGAAGCCCAAGACGCTGCGATTTACTTTTGTGATGATCGGTATGTTGGAAGTATTATTGAAAAAGTTGATGAGGTATTCGTTCCAGGAGCAACTGAATCAGGAAATGAAACCTGTACTTATAATAACCAAGCGCTTGACCTGCCACCGCGCGAGAAAGCTGAATGCCTAGAAGAGCTAGGAACCAATCTACTTATTGGTGGAGATACATTCAATAAAATATATCCTTGGAATAGAATCAGTGATTCATTTACTTTGCCAATTGCAGTTCCAGAAACTGGAATCAAGAAGATGAAAAATATCGGAGGAACAGTCTATATCTTAGCCGGGACATGGGGAGATATTTATATTACACAAGGATCATATGTCAAAAATTTTAAAAAGATACCTACATATGCAGCTGGAAATACTCATACAATATCATCTAATCCAATAACATGGGGAGGAATAGCTGGAGTGAATGGATCTCTATTGGTTGGAGTTAGTGGAGCAGGTGGAAATAGTGGAGTATGGAGAGTGTGGCCAGATGGCAGACTTTCAGTTGATAATACTCCATCAACAGGGCAAACAAATGCAACCGCCATATGGGCAAAAGATGAATTTTATATAATGGGATATGCTGGAGGAGCAGATTCATTTAATTCAGTTCAGTATGGATCAATTCTATATACTTCACTCGAGACAGTTGTTCAATCACCTCTTTATAAAGTTGCAACAAAAGTAGGTAAGGCAACATACTCTCACATTGAAGTGGTGTTGGCCAATCCAGCAACAGATGGCAATATAAAAATTAGCTATCGTAAAGACTTGACTAGCTCATTTGTTGAAATTGATTCATACGCTGCTGACAGTTCAACCTATATTTTTTCAACACCGGATATAGGATTAATAGATTTAGATAACATACAAATTCAGGTTGAAATGAATGATGGAGCAATTGGCGTGGTTCAAATGGAACTTGCAGAAGTAAGACTATACCCATGATAGATAAGACAAAACAAAAGAATAAAACACCGGAAGAATTACAGTCTCAAATTGATATAATTAATTCTTATATTTCTAATCAGAAGAAAAATCCAGAATTAGTTGATCATTTCCACGATGGATTCGATTCTAGCTATATTCAGTACGCAAACATTGAAAACAAGACATTATACATAAATCATACTATCTATGGCACAGACGCAGCCACAGCAACGAATTATGGGGTATTTTACATAGTACCAGTGGCCTGTGTAGTAATTAGTGTCATGGAAGTTCATCAGACAGCCGGAGATGACGCGGGAGCAGTAACAATAGGAATAGAGAAGCTTTCAGGAACAGAAGCTCTCGGATCAGGGGATAGTGTTTTGTCAACAGAATTATCATTAAAATCTACGGCCAACACAACTCAAACCGGAGTGCTTTCTTCAACATTATCAAATAGATCTCTGATCGCAGGCGACAGGTTGGCGCTTGAAGATACAGGGACACTCACATCAGTTGCAAACGTAACTGTTAAGGTTGAGCTAACAGTGGTATAATAAAAATATGAAAAGTTATACTCAAGGGCGCACATTATATGGCGTCTTAACAAAAAACTCAAGTGCGGCTAACTTAACTATAGGAGACGAACTAGCAAACGATGACTATAGGTCGATTTGTGCTGTTAAAGATTGGCCATTTCTTGAAAGGGAGAGAGAACTGACAACTGTTGCAGATCAGCAATCTTATTCATTACCTTATGACTGCGATCAAGTCAGAGCAGTCTCTGTTGAAGTTTCTGACAAAACATATGTTGCAAAAATGTCTCCAAGCAAGGATCATTGGGATAGATTAAACGAAACAAGCTATACTTCTGACTACCCTGAGTGGTATTTCGTATTTAGCGGCCAACTTTACTTGTGGCCAACTCCTGCCAGCGCTAGTAACACTATAAACGTCACTCAAAAATCTAGGGTCATTGATCTTAGTGTAGCTGACTATACTACTGGTACAATTCTAACGGCAACGAATGGCACGACTGCAATCGTCGGATTCGGCACTAGCTGGACAGCTCAGATGGTAGGCCGTTATATACGCATTACTTATTCAAATACTACTAATACCGGAGACGGTCTGTGGTATGAAATTTCAGCAGTACCAAGCACAACTACAATGACATTGACTCGAGCGTATGGTGGAACAGGAATAGTAGCCGGATCGGCTTCTTATACAATAGGTCAAATGCCATTATTGCCAGAGGCATACCAAGAACTCCCATGGTTACATGCAGCCGGAACATACTGGGCAAAAGAAGCTGATGCAAGAGGAGCTGCTTATTTATCACAACACGGAAACTTCGGACAAGGAGGAGGGCTCCCAACAGGACGAATTGCTGACTTAGTGAAGACATGGTCATCAACAAATACAAGCATGGTTATTGACGACGGCACAGATCAGAATAATTATATAAATCCAAACCTAACGATTAGTTTATAAAAATATGACTCCAGCAACACCATCACTTCTTGATCCATTCAAAAAAGCATTCTCTGGATTGTCTGGAGCAAGCCAAGCTTTTGCTCCTGGCCAAACTACTGGTCAGACAACACAAATGAGTTCCCCGGCAGTTCCAACAACTAGCTATTCTCCAATAAACTCTAGCCAGCAAAACTATACACCAACTCCAGCGATGAACCAATCGTCGGGTGCTTTGAATTATACTCCAGCACAGCCACAAGTATCACAACAATCTGCTCAAGCTCCGTACACAGTAAAAAATGGAGATACTCTTTCAGCGATTGCAAGTCAGAACGGAATGTCACTAAAAGATTTGCTAGAACTAAATCCTCAGTATCAAGCAAATCCAAATTTGATAAGACCCGGAGAAGCAATAACATTGAGTAATAATGGTGGACAAAACTATACACAAGACCCATTAGCTGGTCAGAATTACACACAGGAACCACTGGCAGGACAAAACTTCACACAAGACCCATCGCAGGCATTTACTCCAGTACCACAGGCTGATCAAATAAATTATAGTCAAGCTCCAAATTATACTCCTGTACCATCCGCTCCAACGGCGCCAGTTGCTCCAGTAGCACCAAGAACGTCAAGCGGAGAAACTATAAATACGGCAACAGGAGGAACAGTAGCTCCTTCGGCCACTCCATCGGTTCCAGCAACACCAGCATCATCAACATATGGTGCGTCGGCAACTCCGTCTGCACCAGGAACATCAGGAGTAAGTGCAACACCTGGATATGATTCAGCAATTAGTAGTTTTCAATCAAACCTAAATTTGACACCGGAAGAAATTGCTAACCAGGAAGAAATAAATAAACTTCAAGAATCATTCAGCAAAGCATATACAGGAGAGGGTAACAGACCAATTCCTTTGGAATTTATAACAGGAAGACAACAACACTTAGAACAAAGGAAATTAGACCTTGCAGAACCATTGGCAGACAAGGCGGCTTTATTACAGGCCAAAAGGACGGCTGCATTAGAGGGTAGCAAATTTATGGTTGGTGTTGAAGAAGCCAAGTTGGCCAGGGAAGACGCTGCTAAAGCTCCAATTTCAGGAACATCATTCTACGATCCAACAACAAAATCATTTATTCAGGCACCAGAGACAGCAGGCGCTGATGACTTTACTTTAGGAAAAGACCAAGTTAGATATGATGCGACTGGAAACATTATCGCATCCAACGCTGGACTAGCAGGAGGTGGAGACTCAAACATCGTAAGCGCTGACGCATCCTACTGGTCAAGTTTAATTAATGCAGGAAAGGCAAAATTGTCAGATGTGCCTCAAGACCTACGAACTGACGTAGCAAAAGCTCAGACAATCCTCGGAGGTCTAACAAAGCTAGGTAAGGACGCTATCAAACAAGCAGGAGTCGTTATGAGTACCATCGATGAAATGACCCCAATGATTAACGGTTTGACAACTGGAATAGCTGGAGCAGCAACATCCAAGATACCAGGCACCCCGGCATTCAACTTAGATAAAAAGATTGACACCGTTAAAGCAGTCGTTGGATTTTCAGCACTGCAAGCAATGAGAGCAGCCTCACCAACAGGTGGAGCCTTGGGTCAAGTATCTGAAATGGAAAATAGACTCTTACAGTCAACACTAGCCTCACTAGACATCGGACAAAGCTCAGAACAATTGACAGCAAATTTAAACAAGGTAAAAAAACATTTCACAAATCTAATAAATGTCCTAAATCAAGCAGCTCAACCGGAAACTAGCGGAGGAGCAGCAGAGGGTGGATTTAGCTGGTAAATAAAATGGGACTAGATCAGCAAGTTGTAAATTTAGCAAAATCAATAAGGCAGGTTGAAACAGGCAACCGGCCTGTTAGTGGTGCCTCTGGAGAATTAGCTTCTAGATATCAATATATGCCAGCGACATGGAAGTCTACGGCTCAAAAATATCTAGGAGACGCAAATGCAGAATTAACACTAGAGAATGAAAACAAGGCAACATATTTAAAAATTAAAGATTGGAAGGATAGTGGCCTAGGCCCGGACCAAATAGCCTCAATGTGGAACTCCGGAAAACCAAACTGGGAAGGTAATGTTGGAACAAACTCAGCTGGTGTTAAATATGACGTTCCCGGATATGTTAAAAAGGTAGGAGCAGAATATCAAAAACGTAAAACAGTAAAAAAGACGCTACCCATTCCGGCAGAACATGAAGGACTAAATTATACACCTGTACCAAATTCAGTAGAGCCAGAAAAAAAAGAAGGATTTTTGGAATCTATAATTAGCCCATTTACTAGAACAGCGGCGAGTGCTGTTCGTTCTACACAGGGAGCTTTTGGATTAGGAAAAGCTAGTTTGCAAGCATTAGGTGGAGACAAAGAATCTGCCAAAAATACTATATTTGATACTGCTGAAACAGTTAAAAAACCTCTATTTGGCCAGCAAGCTGTTCAAAACATTAGAGAAGGGATAGGAACAGGATTTGAAGTTGGTTCCTATCTTGTTCCAGCCGGAAAAGCTAGTGCTGTTGGTAAGGGACTTTTAAAAGGAGCTTTTGGGCAAGCTATTAAAACTGGTGCAAAGGTTGGTGGAATATCCGGTGGATTATATGGAGCAGGTACTGCCATAAGAGAGAATCAACCATTGCCAGAAGCAATAAAAACTACAGCAAAAGGAACAGCATTTGGACTTGCAGCAGGTGCGGCAATTCCAGTTGCTGGGTCAGTTTTATCAAAAGGTTTCAAAGGTGTTACAAGTGGCGCTCGAAAAGTTGGAGCTGGAAATGCTACAAAAGAACTTGAAAGTATTTATAACAATATATTTAGATCAACAAAGTCTGGCACAAAGGCACTCACAAAGAGTCGGTCCGCTGGGAAAAATCCTTCTAAATTCTTATCAGAGAAGGGATATTTTATTGATATAAAACAATCTAAAATAGACACAACTAAGGTGGTTGGTAAATTGAAAGATGACCTTGATCCTTTGAATAAATTAATATCGAGCAAGCTTAGAACATCGAAAGTAAAGGTGTCATTAAAACAACTTGAAAAAGAAACAATCGATAAATTAGATAATGCTACTAATAAAGCTGAAGGAACAGTGACATCTAGAATAAAAGAAACAAAGAAAATCTTTGCAGAATTTCGCAAGGCTTATGGTAATAAAATTAATTTATCTAATTTAAATGAAGTTAAGGTAGCTCAGGCAAAAGTGTCAGGCATTTTTGATTCAACAAAACCAAAATGGGCGCAAGATGTAAACTATCAAATCAGTAAGGTAGCTAGACGTAATATAGAAAAAAGCCTTAAGGGGACTCCTCTCGCGAAGCTAAATGCTTTTATTGGTGAACATTATGACTCAATCAGAATGCTAGAGAAGGTTCACGGCAATGCAGCTAAGGGAGGTAGACTTGGCCAATACTTTGGTAGAACAGTCGGAGCTGTCGCTGGAGGAACTGCTGGTGGTCCAGTTGGTGTTATAGTTGGATCAGAACTAGGAAATAAAATAGCAAAAATACTTACCGAGTTATCGGCAGGTAATCCTTTGCTAAAAAAAGCAATAGCAAGAATTACTAGAGGAACGCCAGAAGTTGTTAGTAGGTTTTTGGAAGGCATTAAAAAAACAGACCCAAAAATATATAAAGAGCTAGTCGAGGAACTTGGATTTACTCCGACTAAGGCATTATTAAAAGCCAAGCCTGGTGATATAAAAAAACTACTCCCAGCAGGAAGTAGTAAACCATCAGCATTCTCTCCAAAAAAAACACCTAGCAAGACAATAAATAAAAAAAATAACACTTTTATTAAGATGTTGTAAGCTCAACAAAAAAAAGACCAAAGAAACATTAAGTCTGCCTTTGGCGGTAAGTAATAAATTTGTAAATAATAATACCAGCAAACAGATCGAAGAATAGAAGTGATCCGTCATTCATTCCATACTGATATAATAGGATTGACATTATGAAGAATATACAGAATGCTATCCATGGGTGTTTTATTTTCATATTCATGATACTATAAGAGTAACACATAGCGACCCGCAGGAACAGCCTAAAACTGTGGATAAGTGAAAAAAATATGATACCAACAATAAAACAGATAAGAGAGGGAATCGGCCAAGAACCAGTACCAATAACAACTCATCGTGTAAGCCAAGGGTTTGGAGTAGAGAATACATTCCAGGCAATTTTGCATTGGTACACTTCAATGGGAATGTTAGGACATAACGGCTTAGATTATGGTTGCAGAATTGGAACAAAATTAATAGCTCCAATAGATGTAACCGTGAGCAATTTTTATAATGAAGTTCAAAGCCCTGACTATGGCGGAGCATTATGGTTAAGGAGTAAGGAATTTAAAATTGAAAATAATTTATATGCTATAGAGATTGTCATGGCTCATCTTTCAGGATTCTTTCCTGGAATAATTATAGGAAAAACATACAAGCAAGGTGAGGAATGTTGTATCTCTGGTAACACAGGAAAATATACCACTGGCGCTCACTGCCACGAAGGATGGCGCGTAACACAAAAACAAAGTAATGGTGGATGGTTAGCAATTAATAAAGATAATGGCTATAAAGGATATTTCAATCAATTATTATTAATGAAAAAAAACATGAAACTAATTAAGACAGACAATTCTCCAAGTATTTATTTATTGAGTGATGACAATAAGTATAAAATTAAACTGATCGACATGCCGACATTAGAATCACTTAAGCAACCAGCAGTCACAGTCATCACCGTAGCAGAAATGTCATCATACCTACCAGGAGGAACTATGGTATGGACAGAGCGAAGTATAGATTAATAAATTAATAATAAAAACACATGGAAACATTATTTGCATTCAGCCCACTAGTAGTTGCAGCCATCCCTGTTGCTCTAGGACTGGTCCAGGTCATCAAGGCCTTAAAACTTCCTTCAAAATTTGCTCCACTTGCATCTCTAGTGATTGGTATTGGATTAATTGCATTACTACCGGAACTAAGTTGGCAGGCAACAATCGCTCAAGGACTTATAGTCGGCCTTGCAGCATCAGGACTTTGGTCAGGAAGTAAATCATTAATAGGTAATTAATATGAAATTAACAAACTTCACTAAAAGATTAAAGCGTTATTCTGTTATTATTTGGTTAATGCTTATAATCTTAATAGTATCTAGCTATGGAATCAGCAAGACGAGCGACAATGCTGAACAAACAAAAGACAGTAACATTGAATCAGAAAAACTTTATAGCGAAGAAAAACCATACTGCGAACAATTAATAGCATCATGGTATGATTATTCACTAGGATATGAGAATCAAAAATGCATACTAGATCGTGAGCCATGCTACAGCCAGCGAACAGACACATGTGCTAGCCGGGACTATCCTAGAGGATCAATGCTAAAAGTAAGCTATCAGAAAAACAATCTAGACAACTCTGTAATTTGTAGAGTCAACGACTATGGCCCGGAGATATCAACCGGCAGAGCAATAGATTTAAGCAGTCATGCATTCCAACAATTAGCTCCGCTAGACTGGGGACTGATAACAGTCACCATTCAGGAGATTAAATAATACAAAATAAAAACCTCTTTTAATGTAGATATTAAGGGGTTTTTTATATCCCTTGACAAACGTCAATGATTAGATTAAAATACAATTATGGAAACAAGATTTGAACAAATTAAACGACTTAAAGATAACAGAATGTCTTATGCTAAAATAGGCAAATTATTTGGTATTTCTAGACAACGTATTCATCAGATTTTAAGTGGATATAAATCTCCTGGGTATTTTAAGAGGGTATCAAATAAATCAGAAATTAAATTAAAAAAGATTAAAGAAGTGATTTTTAAAAATCTACCAGATGGAGATTTATATAAAATTACAAATATAAAATCATGCAGTAGAGATCAATATAGGGAACTCATTAGAATTAGGGATAAATATACCTGTCAAATTTGTGGAAGAATCTGGAATAAAGGAGAAAGGAGATTTGATGTTCATCATTTAGATGAAGACTCGTTGAAAACAAGACAAATAGATAATTTATTAACAGAGGCAGAGAATATGGTAACATTATGTCATAAATGTCACTTAAATTTGCCTGGATACAGAGATAAAATGAGAAAAAGTAAAGCTGGGGATAAGTAAGCTTGACAATAGCGACCCGTTGGTATATACTAAATAGCAAGGAGTAAGAGTTCAGAAAGGCAAAAAAGGAATAAAACCTTGAGCCAAGTAAAACACCACTGCTCCTAAAGGTCGAACATTACAACTGAGAAATTAACAAACTAAACGAAACAACCATGAGGAAAGTAACAAAAAACATTCTCACAGCGCTCTTGGTACTAATAACGCTAGACCTAACAATCGTAATGATCGGCCTAGCTCAAATAGCTATCGAAGGGCGCACAGGAAACTGGGCGCCGTTTTGGTATGCTCAAGCACAATTCATACTTAAATTATTAACTTAAATCAAAATGACAGAAGCAACAAAACCAGCCGGACTACAAATTCACAACACGGCTGAATCACAAGTCAAACCATCACTCGTCATGCTAGTTTATGGAGAAGGTGGAGTTGGCAAAACAACATTTGCAAGCACCGCGCCAAAGCCATTGATAATTGATTGCGAAGGCGGAGCCAAATACTTTGGCCTAAGAGGAATCAAAGTAGACGTGGCCCAAGTGAAAACATGGAGCGAGATGAAGGGAGTTCTAGACGTAGCTAAAGGAGAAACTCACGACACAATTATCATTGACCCAATCGGGGAGCTGATGGATAAGCTAAAGCGCTACATGGTAGCCTTGAGCGACAGCAAACTGGTTCAAAAAGATGGATCACCAACAATGGCCGGATGGGGATGGTTAAAGAAAACAATGCGAGATTATATCAAGGTATTAAGAGATTCAGGCAAGCACATCATCTTGATAGCTCACATAGAAGAAAAATCAGACGAAGACAGAATGATTAAGAGGCCAAAGATTGAAACTAAGTTATCAGACGACTTAGTCACAATGGTAGATGTAGTAGGATACATGACAATGATACAAGATGAAGGAGTAACCAAAAGAGTCATAATTGTAGATCCAAGCAACGATAAATACACGGCCAAAGATAGAACCGGACAACTTGGAAGAATAATCGAGCCGGACTTCACAAAAATAGTAGATGCCTGCCAAGGAAACAAAGTTTATAAATGGAGTAGCACTCAAGCATTAATGAATGATTCAATGAAAGATGATCCAAAAACTGAACCTAAGAAGCCAGCAACAGCAGACAAAGCTAAAAAACTATCACAGAAGGCAGCCAAAAAAGGAGCAAAACAAAATGCCAGCTGAAAAAACAACTCATAAACTATACAACGGAAGAGTAAAAATCGACTTTTACCCAAACTCACATAGGTATAAACTTCAAGGAGAAAAAACATTCTTAATCTCAGTAACAGCAGTAACAGGAATACTAGACAAGCCAGCATTGATCGGATGGGCAGTCAACATGGATATCGGACACATTAAACAATATCTTGAAGACAGAGCCGGGCAGAAATTCACGCTTGAAGAACTAGAACCAATCATCGAAGAGGCCAAGAAAAAACATAATCAGAAAAAAGAAGAAGCTGCGACAAATGGAAGTATGGTACACGATTACGCTGAAAGGTTCGCAAAGAGCGTTATGGATGGCACCGAGGCGCCTGAAATTGACTCAGAATGGCCAGAACAGGTGCTACAGGGTATAAGTGCCTTCCTAGAGTGGTTTAACGCCAACGAGGTGCATTTTCACGCCACAGAGGGCCTTGTGTACTCGAAGAAGCTAAAGGTAGTAGGAACAGCCGACGCGGTAGCATCAGTAAATGGCGAGCACGTCCTGATCGACTACAAGACATCAAAAGGAGTATACTCTGAACACCACTACCAAGCAGCCGGATATCTTAAAATGTGGAACGAAGAACACAAGGAACTACAGCTAACCGGAGCAAAGATACTTCACTTCAACAAGGAAGACGGTAACTTCGATGCAATAGACGTAACTAACCTAAAAGAAGCAGTCAGCACATTTGAAGCGCTGGTGGCCACAAAGCACAACTTGAAGAAATATAATAAATTAATTGGAGCTTGGTAAAAATATGGATTATAACAAAGCAATCGTCGTGGGAAATTTAACTCGCGACCCGGAACTAAAATCGATGCCAAGTGGCGGAAATGTTTGTAACCTAGCAATTGCGACAAACCGAACCTGGAAAAATAACGAAGGCCAAAAGCAGACAGAAGTTGAATACCATAACATTGTTATCTTCGGAAAAATGGCAGACACAGTGGCTCAGTATATGACAAAAGGTAGCGAAATGCTAGTAGAGGGAAGATTGAAAACAAATAGCTGGGAGACTGACGGAGTAAAGAAATATAAGACTGAAATTGTAGCAGAAAACGTAAGGTTCGGATCAAAGAGAGATAACGGAAACGAGCAACACGAAGAACAGAGAATGTCACAAACAGACGTGATGCCACCTCCTCAACAAGCAGCTCAAGACGAAATTCAGATTGAGAATATACCATTTTAAGGGTATAGACTAAATTAGAAAGGTAAAGATACCCACATGTTATCCCTGTAATCGACTTGCAGGGATAACGACGGGTTGGTATAATGAAACTAAGAATTGTTTATTAATCCCAGCGATGGCGGAATCGTAAAGACGCTAATAAGATAAGGTACACAACGGGGAGCCAATTCAAGTCACTATGACCCATAAAACGGCTAGTTAGCATCGTTCACCAACGTCTAGGCTCTACCGGCCTGCAGGGGTAGACCTAGGTTAAGCGAAGGTAGAGATGACAACCCAGAAGTACCGTGTGAGGGTGGAAGTCCTTTGCTCGCTGGCCTTAATAAATAATAATTAAATCTATGGCCCAACGTCGCATGTTCAGTTTAAAAATAGTATCGAGTGATGCATTCTTAGATATGCCACTCTCAACTCAAGCCTTATATTTTCACTTAGGAATGTACTCAGACGATGATGGATTTGTTAATCCTAAGAAAATAATGAGAATGATAGGATCAAGTAGTGATGACTTAAAATTATTAATTGCTAAAAGATTTGTTTTAACATTTGAAAATGGAGTTATAGTAATTAAGCATTGGAAAATCAACAATCTTATAAGAAAAGATTTTTATCAAGAAACTGTTTATATTAATCAGAAAAAATCTCTAACCTTCAATAAAAATAAGGCATATACTGAAAATGTTAACAATTTGTCACCACAGGTTAGATTAGATAAGGTTAGTATAGTTAATAAGAGAGGGGCTTTCACCCCTCCCTCTCTAGAAGAAATTAAAAACTATTGTCAAGAACGAAAAAACACGATTAACCCTCAAAACTTTATAGACTTTTATCAGTCAAAGGGATGGATGGTTGGAAAAAACAAAATGAAGGATTGGAAGGCGTGTGTTAGAACCTGGGAGAGTAGAAGCCAAGATGAAATAAAAAAAGCAGACACCGGGCCAAGTTATAGAACAGTAGATGAATTAATGGCCGATCATGGAATTAAAGAGTAATAAATAATCAAATGAAGTATTCAAAAACATGTGATCACTGCGGACATCAAGACACAGCCTATACATTTTCATTAAATGTAGGAAAAATAAAATCACTAAGAAAATTGGTTGATAAGTATGAAATAACAAGAAGCGCGGTTGCCCTTGGAGATCTAAATTTATCAACAAGCCAATTTACGAACTTTTGTCACCTACAATACTTTGACCTAGCAAAACACATCCCGGAGGGTTGGGTTCCAACAACAACAGGAATAAAATTTATACACGGAGAGGTTGGAGTAAAGACACCGGTTGCAATGATGAATAGTAAAATACTATCAGACGAGCACGAGGCCTGGGCAACACATCCCGGCAAGAGAACCAAAGCATTTATTTTTGACATAGACGAAACAGCTTATAAACAAAGGTCTGAATATGCTAGAGAGCGTGTGCAGACAAATTTATTTGGAAATTAAAAAAATACCCCTATGACAACCTACGAAATAATTTACTTAAAACATAAGAACTAAATTTATGGAAAATAAAAATTCAAACAATTTAATTAACTGCAATTCCTGCAATTCCTGCAATTCCTGCTA